AGCATAAGGTTGGTAGTAGTTTAATCTATTGGTCTGTTGGCGAGTCTTAAGAGTGGATATGATCTCATCTATTCTTTGTGTATCTGTAGACATAGTTATCCACCACCTATTGTAATGATTTTTTTTCTAATTACAACTATATCTTGTGTTTTTTGTTAGATTGAATTAGCACATCTTGTGTTTTAGTTGGGGCAAGTAGCTTTACCCCAACCAGAGAATTGTAGCTTGGTAGCTGAACCAAACAATGTCATTGTATTACATCTGTGATCTATATACAACATATCGTATATACACTTATATTTCCCCAAGAGAATATGGAGGGAACTATATATATTATCACGTCTGCCTATGGGGGGTTGCCTATGTGCTGGAATTCTAATAAATAATCAATCATTCAAATAAATAACATCTCAAAGTATCTTCATACATACCCTTAGAACGTTCTACAATGCTCATTATGGATAGTTAAATATTTTTAGTATGGTTAGATATCAGATTATTAATTAAATTTATTTTGACGTGTGTGTTAGAAGATAGGAACGTTTATTATTATTCAATAGTAATATCTAAAAACCAGATAAAAACAAATAACCATTTAATAGATATCTTCTTATATCCTTGTATATATTGTCTTATAGCATAGCCATGCATTTGTTGACTTTCGGCGATTTCTCACAGCATCAAATCCTAGTTAAAAACAGGCGTATTTCTTTATTTGATACACAAAAGAAAAAGACAATAAAAAAGCCTCAATTAAGAGGCTTTAATATGATTATATGATGATGTTTAATATCTGTTAGTCATTAGTCTATAACCATGATTATTAGTTATAAAAGACTTGTTTTTGTACTTGTCATCATCTAGCACGTACTTGTTTGCAATATTCTCGGCTATTTTATGAATATCTTTTATAAAGGAATATGATATGTCTATTTTAAAGCTGTGATCATATTCATATATACCATTATTATCTGATATATAAAAATCGAATCTATCCTTAAAATTATATACTATTTTGCATTTTTCCAATGGATATATAAATGTTATTTCTTTATGCATTTTCATAATAAAAACCCTCTTATTTATTAATTAATATTAATATATATGATAAAAATATATCATGCAATAAAAAAGGCATCATATCTGGATACAATGCCTTAGTATTATGTATTTACGATCTAGTCTAATATAACCATGTACTCTTTAGGAAAGTATTTCCTAAACCATGACAACCCTTTAGCGTGTTTATCCCATAAATTCATCATTTCAGATCCCATAATGACATCATAAACACTTAATGCAAAATTAGGTATTTCTACTGTTTCACCTGTAAATCTATTGGAAACTTTCACCAATTCTTTAGCAGGTTGATAGATAGCCATGTCATTAAATGGCATTGGTATTGTTTTATTATTATATGTTATTTTTTTCATTGTTTTTTTACCTCGATTTTATTTAAAGTTTTTTGATACTTCTTTACGCCATTTAATAGCATTAGGATATTCTTTAATATCAGTAAGTTTATTAAATACCGATTTTTTCATATCGTAATAAAATGGCTCTACTGTTTCATCCATGATCTTACAAAAAACTTGTTTATTAATTAAGTCATAATCAATTAAACCAATAAACGCTAGTACATCATTTTTATATTTACATGCAGAATATATGACATAGCTATCTAATTGGTTTCCATCAATGATGTCACCATCTATTTTTGTAATATTATAATCTAAAACTTCTAAACCTAGATCATCTTTAAAAACGTTAAAAGGTTTAGGTTTTATATTGTAGTGCATACTAATTGTTCCCATGTTTACCTCTATTAAATGTTAATTAATATTATATATATCATATATATTATATTACTACAATTAAATATTAAGTAATATATCTATCTGTGCAAGTGCAATCATTAAAAAATATAATATACATGTTCCAATAATTGCACCTGTAAACGCTTTTAATATTTCAAATATACTCATTTTCTTAGTTTTTCCATAATTGGAATGATCAACATACCTAACAAGCACCCTATAACAGTATAAATCATCATTTCAAAGTTAAGAGTTACCGCAAATCCTGTAGCGTCTGAGAAAGTGTTACCTAACCCAGCACATATACAAGCAACCATTAAAGCGTTATTTTTAGAGTTTATATTGAATTTATTCTCTAGATAATTTTCTATAGATAAGAAACTGTAATACATACCTAGAATTAATATAAAATTGTCCATAAACCCGAATATTACAAAGTCAGTCATTTTAATACCTCTATTATTTGTGTTTCTTTACTACCTTTTGTATAACAAATCATGCAATCTTTACATTTACCCATACAATTAGGTTTAATATCGCTATCTTTTGTAATTACATTGAAAGTCTTATCAAAATATAATGGTATTTTTTTCATTGGTGCATCAAATTTCGAATTACTAAAAATGATATTCATATTTTTAGGTTTTTCATTCTTACTATAAAATTCTTTTATTAATTTAAATTGTTTAGTCCATAAACCAAAAAATACATCATCATTTTTTTTGACTATATTATTTAAATTTTTTAAATGAATTTCATTAATCAATTCACCATGAGAATTGAATCTGATAACTTTTTGATTGAAATATCTGGGTAAAAGATCCCATTCTATAATGCTATTACTTAAAATGTCAGAATTATACTGAAATGGTTTTATACAGTTTTTTCTGGATGTCATCAACATATCTACTGAATAACAATAAACAGCTTTATTACCATTTTTTCTTATCTTTTTAGTTTTATAAAAAGTGCATTTTTTACAATAATCATTAGTCAGTGGATTAGTATTAATTGATCTTATATCTAACATTTTACCCGATCCGATTGAAGTTTTTATGTATTCCATGCTTAACCCTCGCATAAATTAATTAATAACAAATATATGATATATATTCTTACATGTCAAAATTATTTGTATCTCATGAATTTAATACTATTAATTTAATTCTAAAGATTTTTAGATTGAATTATGCTAGATCGCTTTACTTCTTGGATTGAATAAGAACGACTAGGATTGACTGATTGAATGAACGACTAGGATTGAATGAATGAACGACTAGGATTGAGTGGGAATCCATTCCCTTGTGTTATATGAAACTAATTTTATTCCTTATTGTCTTTTTTAACTAAATGATATTGGGCATAGTGACGTTCTGTGTTATTTATAGCATCCCATACATTATCAATTGCGTCAGCTAATTCCTGTCCCTCGTCTTCATCATCAAAAACATGGTCAGGTATTGAATTATCTAAGTCACTCATAGCTGTTTTTAGCTTTCCCCACACACTTTTATTTTCTGTTTTCGTTCTACTCATTATCTTTCTCCTCATCGTCTTCAAAATCATCTGAATTTTTAACACACTCATCCCACTTTGAAGTAGATTCTAATGTATAAGTCTCTCCCTCTCCCTCAAGATATAATTCTTGTGCCTTTTCAAAACTCTCAGCATAAACTGTTACTTCTTCTGTTGTTTCACAATGATTATGCCAAATGTATTCTTTTAGTTTTTTTGTTTTTTCATCTGTTGTTTTTGGTTTTTCTGGCTCTTTTGTTTTTATGGATTCCTCAATAAGATAATACAACTCTCTCCCTTTATCTGTATTTTCTGTACTGTCGCCATTTGTTTTAATACATTCATCAGTTATACCTAAATGATCTATAACTTTGAAATAAATGTTTTCAGCTATTTCGCTTTTTTGATCTAAACTCATTTACTTATCCTCTCTGTATTGTTTTTCTTGTTCATTCCATTTATAAAAAGTGTAATTTCCTTTAGCTAACTCTCGTTCAGCGTATTTAAATAAATTAACTGTACCCTCTTTGTTGTAGTCTTGTTTTATGTCTGCCCAATCTTTATCAAACCTTACATCTTGTATGTGTCCACTCAAACAATCTGTAGAACAATATTCATTAAATGGTCTTATATCGGTGCTAACGAAAGAATCTAGGTTTTCTTCGCCACATCTCTCGCACATTCTTTTTTTGCTCATTTACTTATCCCCAACCCATTAAAATCATATCTACCTTTAGCGATATCTCTTGAATTTTCTGTTAACCATTCTTTGAAGTTTTCTCTCTTGTCGATTTTTATAGGCATAGAGAAATCTTCATCTAGCTTTTTATCTGTAATATTTACTGTTTCCATGTTTATCCTCTCTGGTAGATAGGTTTGGGTGTATTCTACATACTGATCGCCCAATTAGTTTGTATGCTATTACCTATCTACCTTTATAACATCTCTGTTTAGTTACCCTCTAACTAAACTATAACCATTATTACATTATCATATATCTGATTCAAGTATTTTTTCCACTTCAGCGTCAATCTTCTTCTTTTGAGAATCTGTCAAGGATAAATAACTAAGTTTACCCCTCAAATTTTGAATTTTTGATCTTTTGCGACAAGCTTCCAAATTTTTAGAATAATATTTCTTTTTATGTTCTCTTATCCTTTCTGGATTTTTCTGTGCCCATGATTGTTTTTCCATATTTCTCTCCTAAAATGGTATATCTGTTTTATCGTTAAATATTGCTTCAATATCATCAATATTTTTTCTATCTTGGCTACCTAGCTTGTCTTTTGGATTGTATGTGTTGATTTCGCCATAGAGTTTGCTTGGATTACTGCTCGATCTTTTAACATCTACATTTATCCATTCATTAGGATTACCTAACTCTTTTTTTAGCCACATAGCTAACTGTTTCTTGTTTATTCCGATTCTCATTTCAATAAAATCTTTGTCTGATTCATTAAAATACAAACCCTCACTAAACTTCTTATCTTTTTTTTCTACCATTATTCATCTCCATAGATTAATTTAATATCATAGTCGCCTGTGTACTTCTCTGGCTTATCTCTGAGTTCTCCCTGACTTAGAAGTGCCATAGAATATTCTTCTAAGAGACTGAGCATAAAGATTTCAAACTCTACATTTCGCTTGAATTCCCATACTCTAGTGCCATTTAAAGACCAAGAGACTAAGTGTGTCTTGTTAATTTCTACCCCTAAACTGTTTAAAATGTACTGTTGTAGGTAGATTTGTGGATAATATCTTGTGATTTCTTTAGAGGTATATGGTCTTTCCCCTAGTTTTCCACATTTTATTTCCAGCAATTTATCTCCTGAGATTCCATCTGGAGTACAGCTTAAATCAACGACTGTATCTCCCTTTAGGTTTAGGAAATTTTCAATTACATAGTTCTTTTGGTTATCTAGTATATCTTGTGGCATTTTCTTGTTGATGATAATCCACTTGGCTACACCAGATTTTTCATGTTTATTGCCAAAATCCACATACTTCTGCATGAAAGGATCTATTGGCTCGACAACACCATTTAAGTCATTTTCAAGCATTTTAGATCGCTTGGTATACAAACCAAAACAATAGTTCATAGCTGATGAGCTACGAAGATTGTAACGCTTGACCGAGTTCGATTTCATCTGTGCTGTCATTTACCTCTCCATTCTTGATTGCTTTTTCTACTGCTTTTGCCTTATCTTTTGAATCAGCTATCTTTTTAATAGCTTTATCTTTGATTTCTGGCTCAACACCCTCTGGTCTAGTCTCTCCATTCTTAAATATCTGGATACCCAAACCAAAACCAAGAGCAAAACATTTCATTAATGCTCTCATTTTCGCACTATTCATATCAAAACAGCTTGGGTTAGGTATTGGCTTGTTGGCATAGTTAGTTACAGGATACCAAACTTCCTTGTATAGATTGTCAATAGTAACCTTGCAATAGATTTCTACTGTACCATCTTCAAAGGTTTTTGGCATACCCCAAGTAACGTGCCATTGTGGGTAATGCTCGTTCATGATAGCGATACCATGAGCATTGGCTAGATAAGTAAAACCATTCTTTACTTCAGTTTTACCTGTTAGATCAATTACAGAAAGAGTATCGTATACCTCTTTATATGTAAGTTCTTTCATTGTTTATTCTCCATTTACTATATACGAATATATTAGCATATGAGTTGATATAATCAACATATATGATAGTATTATTATCAGTAAGTGGTTTTATTTAGGTTTGTAATAAAAACAAACAAAAACAAAACAAAGAAACAAGTATATTAAATACTTGTAAAGAAAAAATTAAATATATATCACGAAAA